TCATAGCAAATCCTTTCTCAGGCCAACAGGCTTGGGTAAAATGTTTATCGCATCGATATGCGCTTGTCTAGGCAAATGTAAATAATCCGAGGAAACACGCCCCTTGTTTCCGTGCCCAAGGATCTCGTTCTTAATCACTTCATGCACTCCCCCAGGGTAAACAAGGTGAGTGGCCACCGTATGGCGGGCATGGTAAGGCTCTATCATCAAGCCCGTTTTCTTTTGCGCTGAACGTATGGGGGTTTGAAACTGCCCGCCACGCTGGCTCAGTATGCGGCCTGATTTTGAATATAGACGATTGTCCGGCCATGGAACGCCCCGTGAGTTGTGAAATACGCGACCCTCTTTTTGGCAAAGCCTCTCCAGCATCGGTATAAGACACTCATGAATCGGGAAGGACCGGCTTTCCTCTGTCTTGGTGTCGTTAAAGATGCCCCAGCGGTTTTCAAGAAAAACGTATCGCTCATCCAGCAATATTGCTTCTATTGGCCTGCAGCCGGTATAGAACATAAAAAACAAAATCTCCGCGAGCGGCTTGCTTGCCGCGTTAATGAATGTCCAAGCGTCTTCATATTTTACTGCCTTGCCTATAGAGGCAATTTTCTTGGCCTTGTTGTCGGCCCGCATACTTGGACGTTTCCAGTTCACAGCCCTGCATAGCGGGTTTTGCCCCGCGGTATTGGCATTCCAAACAGATATGAAGGGGGTAAAAAACTGGCGGTTTCTTGTCGAGTTGGTGCAATGGCCATACATCTCAATAGATGCCTGATTAACAAATTCCTGATCAATATCCTTTAATTTTACGTGCCCTATATGCATAACGACCTTCTCCAGAAATCGAGGAGAACCCCCTTGCGAGAGATAATTTTGTGCGGCGTCGGCAAATGTGGCTTTATGGGCTTTTCCATGTATGGCTGTATCTTCAATTTCATTTTGCAGCTTTGCGATATAATCCTCGACTATACGCGGCGCTCTCTTGGCATCGGCGTGAAGAATTCCTGTAGATTCGAATACTTGGATTCCTTTGTGCGTCCCGCGCGCGTACCAGTACGGCGATCCTTTTCTTTTAGTTGGCTTGATTGCCATTTTATGGCCTCCTTTAATGCAATGAGGTCTGTTTTTTCAATAAACCTTTCACGCCCGTGCTCCGTGTACTTGATATCGGCTCTATCCATAAGCTTTCGGATTCTTCGTTTTTGTGTGCTTTCATCATCAATGCCGTAATGGCCTCCGATAATGTTTGCTGCCTCAATTTCTGATATCAAAAAGCTCATAGAATTGCCCCTATACGTTTGCGACTCTCTCCACCGTATCCACGATTATTCCCTGCGAGCGTTCATCGCAGCGTTCATATGCCCTGATAAGCCGCAAGGCATCTTTCCCAAAAACTATGGGCTTGTCATCGTTGGCCGGGAAAAACTGTGTCACCGGCACAGACAAAACGGCGCATATTGCTTCCAAGCGAGAGGCCGAAATCCGGTTGGTGCCTTTTTCGTATTTTTGCACTTGCTGAAACGTAATGCCGATCTTTTCGGCCAGTTCCGTTTGGCTCAGACCTCTAAGATTTCTGACCTGCCGGAGCATTGCCCCGATCTCTATATCCCGGTCCGTAGCGCATCCTTTCGTTTTTCTCATTGTATTTGCTCCTTTACATCCTCAACGGTTAATCTTTTCACCCCGATATCATCCACCTGATCCCAGTTTATGTGCCATTCATAGACAACCTTCCTCACAACCACGGGCTCTATCTCTGTATGAGCAGAGGCCGGGAAGAGGGCACTTATGATTAAGGCCGTGGCTATGAGGGTTAGGTTTTTCATTTAACACCCATTGCCTCCGCGTAATCGTCGGTAAAGGTCAAGGCAACGCCTTTTGATAGGAAATGTGCCTCTATTTTCGTTAGGTAATCAGCAAATTCTCCGACCTTTAGTTTTGTTGTGCTTTTAGCTGGAAGCGGGAATTCCTTATCGCCGATTTCAATGGTCTTAACTCCGATCCATTTCATTCCGCACAAGTGGTGCCATTCTTCCTTTGAATAGCGCTTTCCCTCAACCTCCATTTGCTGAGCGATCTCTGTTAGCCACTTCCAGTATAGGCGGTTTTGTGCTGCGGAGCGTTTTGCCTTAAGAGGTTGAATGACCACTTCACAGGGCAACGGCATTCCTGCAATAACCCTGCACGCTGCCTCTTTCATTCCTTGTGTGTGTATGGGTATGTATTGCTCCATCAAAACCTCGCTATTAACTTCATTCCCTCAACCGTATCCCCTGATACAGCGTATAAATCCTTTGCAAGCCCTGTGGCCTTATCTATTCCCCCGCGTACGCCCCACCACATCTCTTCTCCGTTTTCATGTTGGTTTGCGTGGCAAGCAATACACAGGGGGACCGTACAGTCATCACCGCTCTTTAATCCCATTCCCGCCCCGTTGCCGTGTCTGATATGAGCGGCCTGAACATCTGTTCTCCGGCATATCAAACAGGGCAGGGAAGCGATAAACTTGAGGTGCTTCTTGGAGCGGATTTTGGGTTGTTTGAGCATGCTTAACCCTTGTCATCAAATCCGCGTATGTTTTCCAAGGGAAGCCATCTGCCGTTGTGCAAAACCATACATCCGGAAATCGGGTCGAACTTGCTCTCTTTAAAAGATATAGTCTTTGCCATGCATGAAGCTTTTTGAAGGTAGTATGCTCCGAATATCCCGCCAATAAGTAGGGTTAAGAAGAACAAGAGTGCAATAAAATCTGATATATACATATTAAGCTCCTATAAAATCGTTAAAACGCATAAATGGGATATCGTCCTCGAAGTCTCCACCTGCGGCATCCATGGTACTCGCGGCAGGATTCGAACCTGCACCCGAGGCGTTATGAGCACCTTGCTCTACCGTTGAGCTACGCGAGTCCAGCATGACCAGTTCGCCCCTAAATGGACGCAAGACAATCTCGGTAGTGTATTTTTCAACACCGCTTTGATCGGTCCATTTGCGGGTTTCGAGCTGGCCCTCGATATAAACCTTCGATCCTTTAGAGAGGTAGTTTTCGCAGACAGAGACCAGACCTTTGTTGAAAACCACAACGCGGTTCCACTCAACGCGCTCTTTACGCTCGCCCGTCTGTTTATCCTTCCAGCTCTCACTTGTGGCGATAGATAAATTGACCACCTTGTCGCCCGACTGCATGGTTCTTACATCCGGGTCATTGCCCAAATTGCCTACTAAAATTACCTTATTTACTGATCCGCTCATGCTAATCCCTTTCTAAAACCAAATGCCTTGTGCTGCGTTTAATGTTTTGTTGTCCCAGTAAAAGTTTTTCGTATCTCGTGGGGGGTAAAGAACCGCGAGCGCGTCTTTCCCTTGCTTTTCTTCAATGTCGTAAGCTGCTCTCATGGCTTCCGCGGCGGCTCTAATTTCCTTTTCTGCGGTCTCCATTTGCTCTTTAGTGACTTCGTAAAGGGCGTTCTTTTTAGGTGTAACGTAGGCTAGCTTTTGAGGCTTATTGCTCCCAAGATAGTAGATTGTTGTCTGTCTGATATGTTCAGAGGAGAGGTTTTCAACGCATGAGGGACACCGTGAAGTCGTTTTAAGATCAACCATGTATTCCCCCATGTCGTAGTCCGCAATTCCGAGAATGGGTAGGTCCAGCACATCCGGTTCTATTCGAATTTGTGTTTTTTGCGGCGGGTCAATATTCAAAAAAAGATCAATAGCCTGCTCTAGCATGGGGCCTATGTTTTCACGTTCTGCTTCTTTTTTCTCGTCATAGATTTCCTCCATGTCGGTATCATAAATATGAAGGACCTGACCTAAGGCTTCATCAAATGTGAGCCCATTCAAAAGAACCTTGTTAAGCCCCAACTCCACACAATTCCCCCGCTTGGCGGACGCGCCAAAATCACCGTAGACGCCAAAGAACCTATTAAGTATCCATATGGCAGGCTCATTTAAAAACAGGTTGATTTGTGATGGCGAGATACGATAAGCGCTCATTCCGCTGCCTCCGGTATTGGTTTCTGACATAGCTCTTTGGTTCTCTTGAGAATCAAATCACCGAGGTCTTTATAGATGTCATCGTAGGGTTTCAGCCTGTCGATGCGCTCAAGATTGTCGTTCTGCCATGCATTAAGGTCCTCAATGCTTTCAAAGGCGCTGACTGTTTGCTTGGCACTGTCGGCCCATTCTTTGGCCTTTGCCTTTTTTTGCTCGGCGGGCGGCTCTTTCTTAGTTGCTTGATGATTTTTATGCTCGTCGGTATCAGCATCCTTTGTATCATCAATACAGAACAGGCCGTTTAGGGCGTATTTGCGGGCATAGGATGAGGTTGATCCCGTGATTTGGCTATCGTCCATGCCTTTCTTTGTTTCAGATTCACGCGCCCATCCTGTCGCGGACAGTTCGCCCTCTTTATCTTTGAGTGTTGCCTTTGCCTTCACGTAAATACGGTTGCCAACCTGAACAATGTCATCTGAAAGAGTAAGGGTGACATCTCCCAATAGGGGCTTTACGCCCTCCAGGATGTCCTCACAGGAACGGTATTTGTATTTACCGAAGCTGTTATATTGATTTTTGGGGGCCTTCAACTCCCTTTGAATCTCAGCCAATTTTGTGTGTATGCACATTTTTATCTCTCCATTCCTCATATTCAGCGCTCCCCGTGCAGAAAAACGCATGTATTAAATCAATCCCGTACATCCATATTCTCCTTGGCCCAAAAGCCGGACATATTTACAAGGGCTCCGTTGTCATTCGCATAGCAAAGCTCTACCTCCTTGTAGCTCTTCCATATGTGAAAGGGCGTGTCTGGCAGAATGTTGTAGTGGGTGCGGTCGTCGAAATGTTTTAAATCTATCGTCATGCTCCACCTCCAAGTGCGACTGAAATCATGGTTATTGCACCAACCACCGCGGTCAAAAAAAGAACGAAGACAGCGCATTCGGATATACCCACACCGATGGTGCGCATGTCTTCGCGAGTTACACAGTGGGGCACATTGGGGAGCGCCCTTTTCACCAAGCGCAAGAGACGCTTGAAGAAACTTGGTTGCGGCATTGTGTAGCCGTTGTTTTCCGCCTCGATTTGCAGCCGGTTCCGTAGAGAAACGATATCTGCAATGGCCGTTGTTCTTTTTGGCTTGACGAGCATGGCGTCCTTGGCGCGCATCTCGTCCTCAAGTCCATCTATGGCGCAAATCACATCATTGATGCATTTCTGCGTCATTCCCCGCTCGAACCCTTGTTCATAGCCTTCCTGTCTTGCGCGGCTCATCATGCGGCCAACTTCTGATATAGCGATCTCTGTGCTCATCTATGCCTCCCTTATTGGGGAAAGTTGCTTGATTTGAATATCCAGAGGTTCGAGCTTTGGTATGCTCACAACACCGCTGATTTCCCGCTCGATTTCCAAAGCCCGGTCAAATATCTCATCGACGTTGTATCCGCGCTTATTCAGGTTGTCGGCTGCGTTGCGAAGGATTTGCAGGGCGAGCCCGTCTAATTCCTTGTGTGTCATGATTGCCCCCGTGCTTTTGCGATTGCTGCGATGATTTTTTGCATGAGCTCATTTTCCTTCGGGAGATCACACGCTGCCAGCCTGTGGCGCGTATACTCCAAAGTCTCAAGTAACTCATCGCGCTCTTGGTTTCGTTGCTGCAACAAGCGAGACAGCCCGCCAAACTCAAAACTCTCAAGGTTTTCGATGCTCATATCGTCGCCTACTGCATTGCGAGCTGCGGCGATGAGGCGGGAGTTAGCTTGCGCCTCATCGCTGGTTTTGCCATAACCGCAAGCGACATCTTGCATATCTGTTTCCACATCATAGTCACAGTTATAAGGCGCATAAGCCTCCACCCCGGCACACCAGTCATACATATCTTTTCTATCTTTCTCGTCTCGCGGGTGGGCTATACTATGGCTTGAGTTGCGAAATTCCCAAGGCCCCGGTGTGTGCTTATCTTGTGTCATCGTGTCGTCCCCTGCTGTGCGTGATTAAGTGTGTTGTGCATGTCAAACTCGCTCATCTGAGGGTGATCCCATGCAAGCTGCTCCTGAATATTCTCGATTGTGTATTCAGTATCGGATTTGAAATCCTCTAGGCTTCCGTTTAAATCGTACTCAGCAAGCGTCTGTTTATGCTTTTCCTGATACGCCTTGATTTCGCTAAGCAGTGATTGAAGGTCTTTAAGTTCTTGTTTCATGTTGGTTTCCCCTTGTGTTGATTTGATATTCGCAAAAAATGCGAAACAGGTCAACAAATATTTCGCAAAAAATGCGTATTTATTTTTGAGGCAATAAAAAAGCCCCATATTCGGGGCTGTGTGCTTAAGGGGGGTGGGGGCTTTTAGATATCAAGAGGCCGCGCAACTCGAAGAGACAAGCTCAAATTTTGCTTTTGTATAAAATTCAGCATATTCCTCAGACATGATTAACGGCACAAAAACTTCCGGTATTTTGAAAAATAACGCTATATCCATCTGGTCAATTTTGCCTGCATAATAAGAATCACGCATTTTATCTATAGCAATCACAGGCGCGAGAAGAAAAAGGGCGCTATTAAAGGCCATCCAATCGGCTTGGGCTTCTTTGCACATATCTTGCGGATCTCTTTGATTGTTGGGTAATCCCAAAACGTCATCAATGAGAGTTTTTATCTGTTGCCTTGTTTTGGCGCGGTGGCCATCAGTGTCTGTTAAGTGAATTAACTCTTTGCAAGCTATGAGCCTTCTCCAGCACTCATTTAATTGATTTGAGATTAAGATGTTCGCCACCCGGGGGCTGGTAGAGTAGGGGGGAGCAACATCAGTACGGCGCTCAAAAATAGCGGCGCAGACATCCTTGTCCATATCCACTTCAAGAAGATTAATCTCTTCCTGCACTCCATTATCTATAAAGAAGGCCCTGATATCGTTCACGCGCACGGGGAATTTCTCAGTTCCCTCAGTCATGTTAATTAAGTCTGTTAAAAAGGCCATAACGGAGGAATGTTTTGTGTTTTGCTCTTATGCCACCAAATCTTCAACCGTTCTCGGTATGAAGTTGCCGTCAATATTTTCTATAGGTCGAGCTTGGCCAGCTTCGAGTTGTTTCAAAGCAGCATCGGCCTCACGGCAAAATTCGTCTGGAGAAACAAACTTTGCCAGACCTGGTGCAAATTTTACATCCTCAATATTTCCTCTCTTGGTGCTGGTAAGGCGATCAAGGAGTTTTTCTTGTGCAATAGTCATTTTTCTCATAGCCTCTATTTTCGTATAAAACAGTTAAATCCCTCTTAACCGGGTACGAAATATCTTGTTGAAGGACGCAGTAATAACCATAAATCATCTTGCGGTCAAATAAATTGTAGCACAGAGCTCAGCAAAATATAATCATGTATGCAACTTTAAGGTTCTTGTTATCGGTATTCTTAACCGATTCCCGCCCCCCGGTAAATAACACTGAAGCTGAAATTAAAACGACATGTTGCATAATTGCAACACACGCAATGACGGCAGCCGCAATGGCATCTATTCGATGGTGGGAAGCTCAAGTAAGCAAAGGCTGGAATACGATGCGCCCCGCATCGCTGTGGATCGGGGGCAGGCTGTCGTAACTGGCGCATCTGGTGATGGAAGCAAAGGTTTCTTCCTTGAATTTAACAGAGTTGATAGCGACAAAGCGGGTGCCGGCGCGGGGCTGAAATCGTTCTTCATCAATAGAAAAGTCCTGATCTTCGAGAGCAGATATACAGTGGTGCATCACGCCTTCTCGGCTGTTCCAAACACGATGAGTCGCCCAAAGCGCCGGATGGAAATTCCCCTTTGGCCCTAACTCCCGGTCGATCAGGTAGGCGAGATTCGAAACAAAACGATTGCTGTATAGATTGTCGTAGCCGCGCAGGAGCGAATCGGGGTCCTGATTGCTGTCGTAGTCGGCGAGCAGGAGACTCCCGGGCGGGAGCTGGTCTTTGATGTGGCGCAGGGCCTTTACGGCCTGCTCTTTGGGCAATGGGTCTGTTTCGCGCATTTCCAGATTGGTGATGGTCGAGCCCAAAAGCAGGGCGAGCAGGGCATCGCGCGGTATATTGAGTGTGTCTTGAAAGAAATCGGCCTTGATGGTTTTTACCTCCAGATCCGGCCTGCGGCTTTGCAGGGTCGTGCGCGCGGCGGCCAGATTTCCACGGCTAAAATCGATGGCGGTATAAAGTTTTGCGTTCGGACACCCCGCGATCAGGGGCAGGGTTTTGGTCAGGATAGAGGCTTCGCCGCCGCAGCCGAAATCCGCCACTTGTTCAAAATCCTCAGTGAGGGGCGCTATGGCGCTTGCGACATCGGGGATCATACGTTCCGTATCGGGGCCTATATAGTAGAACGGTGAGGAGCGGTTGAAGCTATTGATCAGCCCAGCCCCCGACATCCCGTCCTGTTCGTAGGGTGTGTGGGTGTACAGGTATTTTTCGACGTGGCCGCCGCGTTCACCACGAAATAACGCCAGAATATCGGCCTTAAAATTTTTACGGGTCTGTGTGTGCATCGGGCGTTCTTGATAAGCTCCATATAAATGTAAACAGCCTGCGCATAGAGTCCGCCATTTGTTCGTTTTCGGCGATGACTATATTACAGGCGCCCTCCAGCGAGAGCATGGCTATCTTATCCCCGAACACACAAAACGGGCTTGTTCCGAACGCTTCTTTTGGCATCCATTTGTAGTCGGCATAGCTGCTGGCGATCAGATTGGTGTCCGATTCCGCGATGAGGATTTTGAATTCAAACGGGTGATCGATTTGCCCGATACGTTCAAAATATTCCTCGCGGTGCGGGGTTGCCCAGCGATCCCACTGCGGCTCGTCGACGTTAAATATGTAAACGTTCTCGCCGCCTTTTTCAAGAAAATTCAGAATCTGGAAATGAAGAGTGCGAAAGCCTTCATAGCCGCTTAGCTGCTGCAGAGCTGAGCTATGGTTGCGCTTTACGCTGTCCATCCCCTGAAATTCAATGCCGTTGTTTTCGAAGGCACTACGGATTTTGCGTAGCGTTCCTTGGTTGCCGGGGCTTTTCTGATTAAGGATATTGTTAACGGTGGCAGTACTAACACCGGCCTGCTTACCAAGCTCTACATTGCTCCAGTCCAGCATGGCCTTTGCGGCTTTAATTTGGTCGATGGATAAGATCATAAGGTGTGGTTTAGGGGGGTGGGGTTGTGCTTTTCATCCTATAGTTAGGTTGATAGTATAACTTTTTATGCCAAAAAAGCAAAAATTTTCTTGACTTTATTTGCGAGCTTTTCATAAGGTGCCAAAAATCAACAAAAAGCGTACAAAATTAAAACATAATGATGCGCTAGTTGAATAAAGAGTGTAAATAAATCCAATTGGGGGATCATATGGAACAAAAAAACTCAGATCTGGAAATGTCAATCGAGCTGATCAAGGCCACCAGAGACAGTATCGCCGGAACCGTTAAGAAGCTGGACGAAATCATAGAAAAAGCCTGCGGTTTAAGCGGATAGCTATCTATTGGTGATAACAGGTGGGCTCATACCAATGTCGTCAAACACGCATCTTGCCGACATTGGTATATCCAAACCCAGTGCATTCTTTGCCTCAAAATCAATCGTCGCAACGACATTGCCCGTGGCGGGTCTGTAAACATCTTGGCCGAGCCATGTATGGCTAAATGATGAAGGGTGTGTAAGCTGAGTCATTATAGCATTTTCGCATTGTTCTATGGCCTTGCTGTCAGTCAGGTCAGACATTTGCTCCTGCTTAGACTGAATTGCCTGGTTGTTTTGCAGGTCTTCGTCGCTGACATAGAAGCGCTCACCATTGGCACAGTCGGCAAAGAAGACGGCGGATTGTTTCGGGACGCTTCGGGATTCGGATAGGCCGATAATGGAGATGGAATCGCAGGAGGGCGCCTGAGCCACCTTGCGGGCAGCTTCGTACTGCATGGCATTGAGCTTATCAACCCAATCTGCACCCCATTGCTCATATACACGGGGGAATTGATCTGGCGTCATTTCCCAAACAGCTTTCGATACGGCCTTTTCCAGTTCTTGCTCTGACAGCTTTGTTTTTTCCTGCTGTGTTTCGCCAGCGCTTGACTGTGTTTTAGATTGTTCTGAGCTTTGATTGGAGAGGGCGTTATAGGAGAGAAAAAACAGTACAATAAGGAATGCCAAACTAACTGTGCCTTTTATAGCTTGCTTACGTTCTTCCTTCTTTTTCGAAAGTTCGGGGCTCATTTCTATGAGCTGTTTTTTAACTTGAGCTGTACGGTTGCCCCCCTCGCGCCTTTGTTTTAAATACGCCATAGCCTTTTTGACCAAAAAATACAGCGCTACAAACGGAGTGATGATTATGATAATTGCTATAATTGTGGCTACAAATTCTGTCATTTTTTCCCTCCCTTACGGCTCTGAAGATAGGTTTTCATGTTATCAAACATCCCTTTTAAAACCTGATCGCCCGCCTCTATTTCTTTGATGAATAGCTGCATATCTTTTTTTAGGAGGTTGGTGTCTTCGCCTTCATAGGTGGAGGAAAGGTCGGAGGCACTGCACTCAAAGACGATTTTCAGTATATTGACCCATCGGTCGTTAAGGCTGATTTCTCCGGTTTCTAGTCTTTGGAGGGTTTGATAGTCGACAACACCATAAGGGTTCTTTTTTGTGATTTTTCTTAGATGTGGGTTGCCATCAAGGACATGGTTTACCTTTTCGGCGAACGCCTCAAGATTCCAGCCCTTGGCTAGTCTTAATTTTCGTACATTATTGGCCATGGTTTTTCCTTACACATTATTTGCGAATCTAAAACCTCATAAAATGCGAAATAACGCTTGACGTTTTTCGCATTAAATGCGTATAGTTTTTCCATGACAGAGGGTTTGACACTAAAGCAATGGATGGATTTAGAGGACCGCGACGTGAAATACGTTAAGGAGTATTGCGGCCTCACCCGATCCGACAGTGTCAATCGATGGATAAATCTTGAATGCGTACCCCATGAGGCAAACAGGAATAAGCTTCAAGAAATGTCTAATAACCGAATTACGGTTTTTATTTAGGAAACGGGAGCAAAAGGCTTCAACGGTTTCCAAGAAATTCAACGAAACGCTTAAGGGCTGCAACCCGTGAGCTTTTCCTTGAGTTTCCTTAATTGGGGAGACTTTATCCACAGGCCCTTATGGGAGTCAAGTGGAAACTGAATAAACGGCGACACCTGCCGGGAGTGCTGGTCAAAGTGGTGTGACATTAGAGGTGGAGAGGAACCATAAAAAATAGGACCGGCACCCGGCAGCGCGGAAGTGGAACGCTGATAGATATTGGTAGTAACTGAGTAAGCCCCTAGCCGGGAGGGTTAAATCCCGGCGCTTCACATAAGCGTCCTTTTGGGTTGTTTTTGTGAGGCTGAGATTAAGGCTTAACCTTAAGTCGGCGCACTTTAGACGAACCGAACAGCCTGTGCGCTGATAGCTCCGGGAGAGATGCAGGTGAAATTCCTGCCAGCCTCAACAGATGACTGGATGACTTACCCTTTCAAGACGGTCAATAAATGTCCAGAAAAGGGAAAGGCTGCGACCCGCTGCGGCTGAATAAAAAGCGGGCAACTTACCGTCACGGGTACGCGAGACTCCACTCTGGATGACCTGCCCGAGGCGACCAAAAGCAACAGATCGTTTTTGCTTTTACATCGACATCAAAGACCAGCGTCACCATCACTTGGCGGCGGCGGCTTTGTGCAACCTAAAAAAGGAGAGAGAACCATGACAGACAATCAAGAAACACAAGAAGTCGGCGGCGTTGCCGGGCAGGTGCTTCGATCATTTGTTGACCGCATTCATCGTATTGAAGAGGAGCAGGCGGCCCTCAATGAGGACAAGAAGGAAATCTACGCCGAGGCAAAGGGGCGTGGCTTTGATGCGAAGATTGTTCGCAAAATCGTCGCCTTGGAAAAGATGGAGGCCGAAAAACGCCGTGAGGAAGAGGAGCTTCTTGATCTCTATAAATCTGCAATCGGGCTACTGTAGGAGGCTGCCATGAAAACCATATTGAAATGCCTGTTTTTCCCTATCGTCATGCGCCCCAAATATCTAGCCGAGAAATATCATCGACGGCTGCTACAACGGCGAGTGGAGAGCCTTTCTAGGGATTTGAGCGAGGCAACGCTCACACTTTCGTTCCTAGAAAGGAAACATGATGATTTTCGGGCCCACGTACAAGCCTACGATAAAAAGCACGGCACGAACATCATGGCTAAGAAAGATGAGCAGGGCCGTTTCAATGGTGAGCGTTGGTAGGAGAGTGGCATGCAAACACATACCCTTGATCCGGCCAATCAATCACACTGGCCTGAGATTATAGATAGCAGTCGATATACAACTGACGCTGTCTCCCAAAAACTGAATGTAACCAAGCAGACTCTATCTGCTTGGTTAAACAAAAAAGCACCAAGAAAACCAAGAAGAGAACAGGAGGTAGTAAGCGCTATGGCTGAGCTTCTCAATAAACCGCGCCTTGAAAAGCACCCTTCTTATGGCTGGGCAAGACCGGATCAAATTCAGCGTCTTAATGAAATTGGAATAGGGCCTGAGCGTGACCGGATTATGAAGGCAATTGACAAGCAGAATAAGGCGAAAGGCAAGGTGAAGTAATGGAGCAGTTCATAGCCATTGAATACGGGGGGCACGTTCAAGTCAAAAACGAGGACGGGGAGATAGTGCCGCACCGCAAGGCCCTCCATCGGGAGCGGATGTTGAGAAACGGGACCAGCGATGCTGAGGACGAGATTATCTATGATGTTCTCTCTAGGGAAGTGGATAGAAAGCGTCATGAGGGGGATATAGCCGGTGCCTATGCACTGGAGGTAATCAGGGAGCGTTTTGCCCCATGAGATCACCACGTAACTCCAGGCGCTCGATTCAGCGCCCCGAACAGGAAATGCAAAAGGCCGTTGCGCGCTATCTTTATACGCTGGAAAACCTGACTAACCGGTTTACCTTTTTCCATCCCGCAAATGGTGGAAAGAGAACAAAGGCCGAGGCGGGTATCTTTAAGTCCATGGGCGTACGTGCTGGCGTTCCCGATCTGGTTATCCTTTTTAATCTCGAAATTTCCAATCCTGTTTTTGTGGAGCTGAAGGCCAAAGGCGGGAGCCTGAACGCCAATCAAAGGTCGTTCCATAAGAAGCTGGAGGGTCTTTTTTATGGTGTCTACACGGTAACGGCACAATCTCCAAGCCATGCAGTGGAACAGGTAGAGGCTATTTTGAAAGAGCGGGGGGTGCTGTAATGGGGCGTAATAATGGATACTTGAAAGCGTCATCAGTCCCTCAGAGCGATGAGTGTCTTACGCCCAGATATGGGGTTGAACCCGTAATTAAGTATCTAAGCGCGCGGGGCTATCTAAAAATATGGTGCCCGTTTGATAATTCAAATTCACAGTATGTGCGATGTCTTCAGGGCGCCGGGTTCATTGTTCATTGCACAACCCTCAAGAACGGATACGATTTTCTGGAATATGAACCAAGGTTTTTTGATTATGACTGCATCGTAAGCAATGCACCATTTTCCATTAAAGATCTTGTACTAAGCAGACTATACCGGCTGGGAAAGCCCTTTGCGGTTCTGCTTCCCCAAAACTCATTACAATCAATAGAGCGCGTGAATCTATATCTTGAGAACGGCCTTGAATATTTGGGCTTTGATCGCCGTATTTGCTTTTACACGCGCGGTGAATTGCAAGCATGGAAACCCAGCAATCACTTTGCCAGCGGGTATTTCTGCAAGGACGTTCTTCCCGAAAAAATGATTTTTGAGAGGCTAACCCCCATTCAGGAGCCTCATTACGCAAAGGAGGCAGCATGACCTACACCCTCACAGTCCACTGGTTTGAGCACAGACCACAACACCACAGAGGCTTGACCAAACTAGAAGCGAGCGAAATTGCCGATATTTTCGAGCGCCGTTCCGGCGTGGCCAAAACCAAAATTCGATTGGAGGCAGCAAATGAACAAGCTGGATAGGTGGAGAAAGCAAAGCGCTGAGCTGGACAAAAAAATCTATAAAGAGGAGCGCAGAGAGTTGAGGGCCAGCATGAAGAAGCAACCTGAAGTTTCCGACCATGCGCTTGTTCGTGCCCTGCACCGTATATACGGGATCGATACCGATGCGCTCAAGCGGAAAATTCTAACAGATCAGGACAGAGCTTCTATCGCCATGGGCTGCACCCGGATCAAAAAGGCTGGTTTCGTTTATGTGATCGAGAACGGAGTTGTTGTGACCATTAAACCAGGGGGGCGCAAGTGAGAGTTCTGAATTTAACCAAGGGATATGTTGCAGTTATTTCCACAGAGGATTGGAAGCTTTGCAGTCAATATAGCTGGCATGTTCACTTCTCTGGTGGCTTTGGCAGAAAAAGGGGGCGTCCTTATGCGAGGGCAAACATTGATGGCAAAAAAGTCTACCTGCACAGATTTCTTTGTAATGCTCCTCAGTCCTTGCAAGTCGATCATGTTAATGGGCAAACGCTAGACAATAGACGTGAAAACCTAGAGATCGTCACGCATACGGAAAATCAAAAGAGGAGAGCCTATGAGTGCTACTCGGAGGTGATGGCGTGAAGGTCTACTACAACGAAATCGACCCCAAAAAATGCGCCATGCTTTCGCAGCTCATGAGGGACGGTCATATCAGAAAGGGTGATATTGATGACAGATCAATTAGAGATGTTCAGCCGGCAGACGTCAAGGGATACGAGCGGGCCCATTTCTTCGCCGGGGTCGGATTGTGGGACTATGCACTTGACCTCGCAGGATGGAAGCAAGATACACCCGTTTGGACGGGATCGTGCCCATGCCAGCCATTTAGTTCAGCAGGTCGACAAAAAGCTCAGGCAGATGATCGGCATTTATGGCCCGAATGGGAGCGCCTCATCCGCGAGTGCGGCCCTGCAACAGTCTTTGGAGAGCAGGTTGCAAGCGCGATTGCCAAAGGGTGGCTTGACGATGTTTATGAAGGGCTGGAAGCGGAAGGCTACGCCTGCGGGTCGGCTGTATTGCCAGCTTGCAGTGTCGGCGCGGCCCACAGACGGGAAAGATTGTGGTTTGTGGCCCACAGTGAGAGCTCAGACTTCACGAGGGTCAGGTCCAAGCCGGACAGGAAACCGTGCGGATTTGCAGACAATGGTGCTCTGGGCAACGCCGACAGTGCGGGACCACAAAGACGGGCCACAATGCAACAATGTGCCGATCAACGGCCTTCTTGGCAGACAGGTCTGGCAGAATGGTCCCTCTGCGCAGACGGAAAAGAAAGGCTCATTGAACCCGGAATTCCCTTGCTGGCTCATGGGGATACCGAGCGCGTGGGTCTCATCCATGCGGCAGGCGATGCAATCGTACCGCAAGTCGCAGCGGAGTTCATAGGGGCCTTTCAGGATGTGATGACGGAGCAGGGGGGCACATGTTAAGCCGATTTCTCCACACTTGTCACCAGCCGAAGACCAAACACAAGGCGCAGGGTCTTGTGAATGTCTTCAATTTTAGAAGCGTGGTCCAGATCAAGCCAGCGTTGCACGATCTTGTTGTCAACGTCGATCATGTTGGCGAGAGCAACGCGGCTCATGCCTTTTTCGCGCATGGCGTTCCACAAGCAAACCTTAGCGGCCTCGATAGGGCGCAGGGCAACTTTATGCTTCCCTTTATTGGTAGGCGTGGGGATCGGCTTATTCATGGTGATATAACCGTCAAGAGACCCGATAAGGCAATCACGCGCCAGCTCATGACACTCCTCTTTGGTGGAGCCTCCAGTAAGGGCCTCCGGGATATCAGGAAACCGAACGATATAATCGCCGCTTTCCCCTTCGATGGTGTATTTATAAATCATGGTCAACATTTAAAGGTCCTCCTTTTTAATTCCTATTTGGCTGCACATGGCACTCAACAAGCCCTCGCCAAGTTCACTTTGCTTTACACGGGTAAATTGCTCTCCGTAAAACAAGGTCTTGTGAGAGCCTTTTCCCTGCTCCGTCACAATAACCTCAATGCCGTTTTTGCGACCGAGCTTTTTAACTTTCTTTATGAATTCCTTGCCTTTCATATCTATAGAATAGGACAAAATTGTCTTATCGTCAAGAGAAAAAAGGACAAAAAAGTCTTATTTTCAGGGGGTGTTTTATGAGCTGGTACAAGATGTACAGGGGCTGGAAGGACCATGAGGTTTTCAAAAAGGAGCCCTATACAGAGCGCGAGGCGTGGGAGTGGCTGATATCCAAGGCCGCCTTTAAGCCCGTAACCGCAAACATAAGCGGAAAGCCCGTGATTTTAAAGCGTGGCCAACTCTCGTATGCCGTAAGATTTCTGGCCGATATATGGCAATGGACCAGAAGCAAGGTCGAAAGGTTTTTAAAAAAGCTCAAAGAGTGGTCAATGATCGAGACGGAAACGGGACAGGGGCAACTTGTTATAACTATCTGTGAATATTCGAAATTTCAGGGATTGCAAGACAGCGCCGAGACGCAAACCGAGACAGAAGCGGGACAAGACCGAGACAGGAGCGAGACAAACAATAAGAAGGAAAAGAAGGAAAGAAGTAAAAGTAATACCCCCCATAGTCCCCCCAGGGGGAAAACCAAAATTTCAAAGCCTGAGGACGTAACGGATCAGGTTTGGGATGATTTTGTTGAGCACAGGCGCAGAAAAAAAGCGCCCATCACCGCAACGGTGTTGTCCCGGATACGGGCTGAGGCTGAAAAGGCCGGCTGGTGCATGGACGATGCGCTTGCCGAGATATGCGCCAGAAACTGGCAGGGGTTTAAAGCTGACTGGGTAACGAAAGGAGAAAGAGATGAACGATTTAACGCCAGCGGAAGAAATAGGGATAAAGCCGACGAGCTTGATGCTGCCGCCGAAAGGGTCAGGACCAGATTGGGAGCGGGAGGAAATGCGCAAGACCAACCAGATTATCGATATGACGCGCCAGCTTTTCGACATTCAGGACACCTACGGCAAGACGGCAAAGCAATTGGACAATCTGCTTGTGGCGATGGTGGAGGATCTGCGGGAATTTCAAACGCAGGAGATCGAGGCGGCTTTTGTGGAGTGGAGGAGAACGTCGCACAAGATACCGGCCCCGTTCAATATTCGCGATCTGATCCTCAAGGCGAAGAAGGATAAGGCCAAAGCTTCGCACAGCAAGAGATGGTGCGATTTTGACGGCTCATGGGCCGAGTATCAGGAATATTTGAAAGAGAAAGGGTTGGTGGAATGAAGAAAGGCGGCGTGTCACACGAAATTCACAAAATCCTGAAGGGCGCAGGGGAGCCTTTGAGCGCATATCGGATATATCAGGAGCTATTTGATCGCGGGGTTGAGGTGGCAAGTTTGGGAAGCCTCAAGGTTATGCTTTCTCAAAACCATAATAACTACAACAAGGTCAAGCGCCCCTGCGAGGATTGCGGGCATATGATTACCTACTTTTCCCTGTCCGAGTATGGCCGGATGGCACTGGCGGATTTGGAGCGTGTCTCTTACCCGTTAAGCCAAGAGGAGTACCGGGATTTTGGAATAGAGGTCTCAGAAGGAGGATAGATGAAACACATCCAATACAACATTTGCGGCGCCTGCATGATTGTCATGGTTCTGTGCATTTTTGGCACGATTGTTTTTAATTAAGGGGACGTGAATGGAAAATTATAATCTGGCTGTGTCGGCTTTGAAGGATTTTATGGGATTGCATTCTACAGGTAAGAGGTGGGATCAACCACAGAACCAAGATCACGGTAGTTTGTGCGCTCTAGGCGCAAATTGGTTGGTAAGAAATCATAAATGCCGAGCGGTTCTTGTTGAGAAGGGCTGTTCTGCAGCGGAGATGCCGGATGTAATCGGGTTTTATTATTCTGAAAGTTTTTTGATTGAGGCAAAAATGAGCCGCCCTGATTTTGTTGCAGACTCAAAGAAGGGATTTAGGGCCAATCCAAATATGGGGATGGGAAAATACAGATATTATATATGCCCAAAGGATTTGATTGGTGCTGATGAGGTGCCGGAAAATTGGGGCTTGCTGTATGTATCTGAAAAGGGGCGAATTACCAAGAAAAAGGAGGCGGCGGCTTTTGATGAATATAACAAGCATGCCGAATATCTCATGCTTACAAGCGCACTATCAACACCGTGGAAGCTCTTCCAGCACTGGGGCGAAAGCGCGTTGGAGAGATTGTTTCAATTAAGGTGGGTCAGCAAGAACACTGAAGTTGATTTGAAGCTTTTTGCCTGTCGACTTATGGCCCAAAGAATGGATGACGCCGAAACAAACAATTAACCAAAAAACCTAAACGCCGGGGCATTCCCAGACCCCGCAAAGGAGTAATCATGTATAACAACCTTGAACAATACGACACACCGAGCTTTGTATCAGGCTCCGATGGTCAGGCGGGGCATAAAGCGCCAGAAGAAAGGTTTTGGCTCGCTTATATCAACCTCATGGTCAATGATGCGATATATCCGTTTAAAATCCCCACTCCGTATCGTGGCGGCAGCGACAGTATTGCAAAACAATATGAGAAAAAGCTCAACGCCCTTAAGAGAGGTGGGGAGCTGTCCCGCATTGAATTCCGAGAGGCCGATATGCGCAACGCCTATGAATTTCTGGAGAGTGACAGACTTGAAAAGGCGCTTGAGCTTGCGGGATACGATTGTGATTTTGCGCAGAGTGTTTTTGATTTCTGTCAGGAGATCATCACCCTACGAAAGGGGCTGTATGAGACCGCTGAGAAAATGCAGAAAAGCCGGAAGTTATGTAGAACGAAACACCGTGTGATAGATTTGAACTATGAACAAGAAACTTACAGGTAAGCAGAAACTTTTTGGTCTGGAGTACATCAAGGACTTCAACGCCACGCAGGCGGCTACTCGGGCTGGTTACAGCGAAGATTGCGCGTCCGAAATTGGATATGAAAACCTCAGAAAACCTCACGTAAAAGCTTTTATAGACGAACTCATCGAACAACGTGCCGGCGATATACTGCTTGATCGGTTCTATGTGGTTGAGGGGATAAAAGACGTGGTGCAAAAGTCTATGCAGGCTGAGCCTGTTTTAATCGATGGCATGCCTACTGGTGAGTATCGATTTGATTCTCAGGCGGCCTTAAGGGGTTATGAGCTTTTGGGCAAACACCTGAAGATGTTCACAGACAGGGTTGAGAATGTCGGGACAAGCTTAAATGTGAATACGAAGCCCAAGGATGCTGTTGAGGCTTCACAGGTTTATAAGGACCTGCTCAAATCCCTGTGATTATGAGAACGCCCCTGTGATTTGGTAAATTGATGGTAAAGCCAATCACAAAAAATTTCACGGCGCATGAACTGGCCCCCGGATTATCTTTCAGAATTCAATAGACGAATAAAGCTGTTTCAAGCCTACAGGGAAGATCCTCAGCTCTGGGCTGATTGTGAGGTCCATTATGCGAACAACCCTGTGGACTGGATCAATGATTTTTGCGTCACCTATGACCCACGAAACAAAAAACCCAAACCAAAGCTTGTGCCTTTCGTCCTGTTTAAGAGGCAGGAGGAGCTGGTAGAGTGTGTCTATGAATGCATTCATGACGGTGAGTCTCTCTTGGTGGAGAAGTGCAGGGATGCTGGGGTAACATGGGTTTGCTCAGCTATTTCAGCGCATTTATGGCGGTTTCATGGCGCCGCTTCTGTGGGCTGGGGCTCAAGGAAAGAACAGCTTGTCGACAAGATCGGAGACCGCGACTCTATCTTTGAAAAAATACGCATTATCGTCGATCACCTGCCGAGTTTTTCCCTGCCAAAGGGATATGAAAGCCGCAAGCATTCCACGTATATGAAGCTGCTCAACCCTGAGGATGGGTCGACCATTACAGGGGAGGCGGGTGACAATATCGGGCGTGGAGGGCGTAAGACCGTTTACTTCAAGGACGAGTCGGCCCACTACGAACGGCCTGAAAAAATTGAAGCCGCCCTGGGGGACAACACCGATGTGCAAATCGACATTTCGAGCGTGAATGGTACCGCCAATGTGTTCTATCGTCGCAGGCAGGCCGGGCAGGAATGGTATCCGGGCAGCAAGATCGAGGAGGGTGTTACACGGGTATTTATATTCGATTGGCGCGATCATCCGCTCAAGGACCAAGCATGGTATGACAGGCGCAGAAAGAAAGCGGAGGCCGAGGGCTTGCTGGCTCTGTTCGCTCAAGAGGTGGATCGTGATTATGCGAGCGCGGTTGAGGGTATAATCATCAAGCCCGAATGGGTTAAGGCTGCTATTGATGCTCATATCAAGCTGGGTATTTCAGAAGATGGCGAGAAGGTTTCTGCGCTGGATGTGGCCGATGAGGGGCGTGACAGAAATGCATGGGCAGGGCGCTATGGCGTGGTACTGAAACATTGTGAGTCTTGGGGGCAGGGCGATACCGGCGAGACAACGCGCAGGGCCATTTTGCTTAATGGTGAGTACGGCATCAATGAGATGTACTATGACTGCATAGGCGTTGGTGCCGGGGTTAAGGCTGATGCCAACCGGCTTAAAAAGGATAAGGAGCTCCCAAGGCATATGAGGATTAAGCCTTGGAACGCTGGTGCCAATCCCATCAATCCCGACGACAATATCATCAAGGGCGACAAGGACACGCCCAAGAACAAGGACTATTTCGAGAATTTGAGCGCTCAGGGCATGTGGCTACTGGCGCAACGTTTTTACAAAACCTATTTGGCCGTGAACGGCGTGAGGGAATATCCCCATGATGAGCTGATCAGTATAAGCTCTGAAATCCCGCATCTTCATGAAATAGAAAAAGAACTGTCTCAGCCTACCCAGAGCGCAACGGGGAAGGGTAAGATGATCATTAACAAAAAGCCTGACGGGACAAAATCGCCCAATTATGCGGACACGATTAAGATGTGCTACTGTCCTGTAAGAACAGGCGTCGATTATGAGAAGCTTCTCAATTCTCAAGCATAGGAACAATCAGGGTGACAAGTAAAACTCGCATAGATGGGCTGGTCAATTTTTTAAGCGGCTTGGGAAGCAAGAAAGACCGAACTCAGAACACGCACTATTCTGGCGGAATTGTTCTGGACCGCCAAACGCTTGATGACATGTACCGTCACAACGGCTTTGCAAAAAAGATTGTCGATATTCCTGCAAAGGAAATGACCAGACAGTGGATTACTATTGAAAATGATGATGAGAATATTGGCCTACAGAAGCTTGATGCACTTGGTGCCAAAACCATCTTTCGCGATGCCCTGAAATGGGGGCGGCTTTTTGGCGGCGCTTTGATCGTGATGGGCATTGACGATGGCGGCGCGTTGGAGCAGCCGGTTAGGGAAGCGGCCATAAGAGACGTAACGTTTCTCCGTGTCTATGATCGCCACCAGATATCATGGCAAACAGCCGACATATCAGACGATCCGAACTCTGAATATTATGGATTGCCGGAATTCTATACAATCAGCGCCTATAACACGGCAAAGCAATTTCGTGTCCACGCAAGCCGTGTTTTGCGCCATGGCGGCATAGGTATCTCGGAGAGGTCGAGGGCGCAAAATGACGGGTGGGGAGATTCCGTCCTTCAGGCCATATATGATGAGTTGCGCGACTATGGGATTATCAAAAGCTCCAGCGTGAATATCGTGCAGGACTTCGTGCAGACCTTGCTGCAAATTGACAACTTGTCAGAGATGCTGTCCACAAAAGACGGCGAGGACGTTGTCAGAAAGAGGCTGGATCTGATCGATATGAGCCGATCCGTTTTAAACACCATTCTCCTAGATGGTGAAGAACAGTACACGAAGCAAAGCTCTACGGTGACGGGATTGGACAAGCTTATTGAGCAATTTGCTCTGGCGCTGTCCGGGGTCACGGGTATACCAGTCACCAAGCTTTTTGGGCAGGCCCCTGCCGGGTTGAATGCGTCCGGCGATAATGATGTGCGCAACTTCTATGATGATATCAAGTCCTCTCAAGAGGAGGAGCTTTTGCCGATGCTTCAACGCCTTCACTACCTGATCATGAAGTCCCTTAACGGCGGCTATAAGGGGCAGGTGAATGCAGAGGCCAATATAGAATTTGTACCCCTGTGGCAAATGACCGACCAGCAAGACGCTGATTGGAAATACAAGATCGCACAGACAGACGAGATTTACGTTAGAAACGGTGTTGCAAATCCTGAAGAAATTGCAGTGAGCCGCTTTAGTGGCGGTTTTAACCCAGACACCACTATTGATCCAAGCATGAGAAAATTTGAAGAATTGAACAATGCCGAATAGTAAATTCGCTGAACTAGTTGCGCGCAGACGTCAACAACTAGGGCGTAAGGGTTTGCGCCGCCGTGGTGGCGTGTGGTTGTTTCCTTATGCGGTAGAGCGGGAATATAGGAATAGGCTGCTCGGTAGGCTCGACCTTTTGCAGGGCAGCGTTGAGCGTTTGCTTATAGAGCGCCTGCCGTATTTTCTGGAAGAGGCCGATGCGAAGTTAAGGGCCGATTATTTTCTCGATGACATCAAGACGGTTATGGCGGCAATAGCAGCTTCGGCCCATGAAGTATTCGGTAACGCTGAAGAGCTTGGCAGCGCTGTAGCTGTGCAGGTGGCGGCCTTTAATCGTGAGCAGTTTAAGCGCATAGTGCGAACCGTCCTCGGTGTGAACCCACTTGTTAACGATGCTTTTCTCGACGCTCAGCTCAAACTGTTTGCGCAAGAGAATGCGGCTCTCATTTCCTCCATTCCAGATCAATACCTAAAGGATGTTGAGGGGGTCGTTTATCGTGGCATGCGCGGCGGGGCCACATTAAAGCAGCTTCAGGACGATATACAGGGGCGCTTCAAGGTCACAAGAAACAGGGCGCAGTTTATTGCGCGAGACCAAGTTGCGAAGCTGAACGGCCAGCTCTCTGAAATCAGGCAAAAGCGCATAGGTATAACAGAATACATTTGGAGCTCGGCGCACGATGAGCGTGTGCGCTATTCTCACAGGGTTATGGATGGAAAGATTTGCCGCTGGGACGACCCTACTGTTTACCGCAATCCAGGTGAGGAAGACTGGAAGAGCAGAGCGGCTATTGGTGGCTTTATCGGAAACCCCGGACAGGACTACCAGTGCCGGTGCTACAGCGATCCCGTAATGGAAGACTTGATAGGAGTGTTTAATGACAGCAAAGGCTGATCCACATAAAGATGCAGAGCTATTGGCTTGGGTGGCTAGTCATGTCCGGCAGGCGCAGGACGAAGGGGCATATTGCAAAGTGGTTGTGCATTTGGAAGGCGGACGGATAACGCGCACGGAGAGAAACGAAACATTCAAGCCGCCAGAGCCGGGTATGCGTCCTTGGGAGACGGGGCACGGGGTGTAGTTTACAATCCTTTGTCTGTGAGGGTACTCTATTTCTTAGCAGATATTCCGATCTGTTTTTTTCTGTTGCTAGACTAGAGGCCGGGACCTAAGTGGTTGCCCGGCCTTCTTTTTATCCTGTTTGACAATCAAAAGAGATGTCCCGTAGACTGTAATTAGGTTATTTTGGTACTTGAACAACGAGGCCGCTTTCCCCCGTATTCCGGGGGAGGCGGTTTTTTTTATGCCTATTTGTAGATTTGATAAAGGTGAAATTAAGGGAAAAGCCAAGCGCACGGATGAGGGATACATCCGCGCTGAGGCTATTGTCACGCGGACAGGCGTTTTTCTCTATCGAAATTCGGACGGATCAATCCGCAGAGAGTTACGGCACCCTGATGATGTGTTCTCGAAGGAATCTCTCGACACCTTGAAAATGATCCCCGTTACAGACGGGCACCCTGAACAAAAGCTGGTCAACGCGGAAAACGCGAAAGAGCTAGCTATCGGCAATACGGGCGAGAATGTTTACCCGGACGGCCAGAACATTTTGGCCTCTTTGGTTATCACCCATAAAGACGGGGTTGATTCAGTCGACATGAAGGGCCGAAAAGAGCTTTCCCTTGGCTATGAGCTTGATCTTGAAGAAGTTGAGGGGGAGTACAACGGGGAGCGTTACGACTGCCGCCAAAGGAATATCAGGTACAACCACCTGGCTATTGTGGACCGTGCAAGAGCTGGAGGCGCGGCCCGCATTCATCTCGATTCCGGCGACGCTCTCCAAACGGAGGGCAAACCTAAAACTGAACCCAAAAAGGAGACTAGGAAAATGAAGACAGTCACTCTTGATGGTATTGAATACGAGGCAGCGCCTGAAGTGATCAATGCCCTGACAAAGGCTGAGGCTCGCGCCGATAAAGCCGAAACGGAGCTCACGGAAACCAAAGAGGCTCTTGATGGTGCGAAAAAAGAAAAGGACACCATCGCCGCAGACCGTGACACGCTGAAGGAAAAGCTTGAAACCAAGCTGGACGGCGAAGAGCTGCAAAAGGCTGTAAAGGCCCGCCTCGATCTGGAGCGCGTTGCAGGTAAGGTCCTGAACGAAGATGAGGCGCAGAAGATTTCTGAAATGTCTGATGCGGACATCAAGAACGCCGTGATCAAAGCGCACTTCCCTAATGCAAATATGGACGGTGTTTCCGAAGACTACATTCAGGCGCGCTTCGATATTGCTGCAGAAGAGGTTGGCAATCAAAAATCGTCTGCCGATCAGAAGAAGCAAATGGGCGAGCGCCTAGACGGTTCCCAGTCGATCAATCTGGACGACAAACAGGAAGAGGCTCTGAACTCTTTCAAAAACATGCACAAAAAGGAGAAGTAAGCCATGTCACAGAACACAGCAGCCAGCTATGGCGCACTATCAAAGGCAGAGGCAGGGAGCAAGTATGACGTCCGTCCTGACGTTGTATCCAGCCGCGCTGCAGAAGGGGCCGTCGCATTCGGATTGGCCGTAACCTACGGTACGGACCCCGAGAAGCAATGCGAAGTGGTTGACAACGCCTCTGATACGTTTCTGGGTGTGGCCCTGAAAACGCACACAGTTGTTGTCGCTGCTGGCGCTACGCCCGGCTATGCGGATGAGGACAGCGTGTCTGTTCTTGAGCAAGGGGCCGTATGGGTTGAAGTTACCAGCGCAGTAGCAGCGGGTGCTCCAGCCTATGTGGACGTATCCAACGCCAAATTCACCGATGTTTCCACAGACAATCTGGCTGTCCCGAACGGGTCTTTTGAGACCTCGGCGGAGAGCGGTGGTCTTGCGGTACTCAAAATCAAATAAGGAGAATGAAAGATGCCTCAATTTACAAATCTTGATGCAGGCGAAACGGTTTTCTTCAATCGTGAGCTTGAATCGATCAAAAGCAAAACATATGACGTTATCAAGGCCCCTCTAAGGGCATTTGAGCTCATTCCCGTTGATGGGACTGCCGGGTCTGGCGCAGAGTCTATCGTTTACCAGCAATATGACATGGTGGGCATGGCGAAAATTATCAGCAACTACGCTGATGATTTGCCTCGCGCGGATGTTAAGGGCAAGGAATTTGTTGCCAAGGTGAAGTCCATTGGTAACTCCTATGGCTATAGCCTTCAGGAGGTTCGTGCAGCCAGATTTGCTGGAAAGCCTCTGGAGCAGCGTAAGTCCAGTGCCGCCACACGTGCGCAGCGTGAGACATGGAACCGCATTGCTTTTTACGGCGATGCTGAAAACGGCCTGCCAGGTCTTTTGACTAATCCGAATATTCCAAGCGCTGCCGTTGCTGATGATGGCACTGGCGACGCAACGGAATTCACCACAAAGACACCGGAGCAAATTTTGCGCGACCTCAACAGTCTCGTGAATGGGATCGTTACAACGACCAAGGGTGCAGAAAAACCAGATACTCTGGTCTTGCCACTGGCGCAGTACACTTACATTGCAACCACTGTATACGGCAATGCCAGTGACGATACGATCTTGGATGTGTTCTTGAAGAACTCTCCATTCATCACTTCGGTAGAGTGGGCGGATGAGTTGAGTGCTACGAACTTGGCTGCCAATGGCATCACTGATTTCACTGGCGATATTATGATCGCTTATGAGCGTAGTGAGGACAAGCTCACATTTGAAATGCCACAGTCTTTCGAGCAGCTCCCTGTTCAGGAGAAGGGCCTTGAATATGTGGTCAACTGTCACTCCCGCGTTGGTGGTACTCTTGTCTATTACCCTCTGGCCTTCTCAATCGGCGAAGGCATCTAACGCACCAAGACGGGGGCTAGCTCTCTCGGCCCCCGTCTTTCCCTATAACCGTCCAATAAGGAGAAACTTAAAATGTCTAAAATTGTCGAGATTAAAAACAACCGCCCAAGAATTTATAGCGCGAATGGCGTTACCCTTCAGCCCGGTCTTAATAAGGTCCCCGCTGAGGATGCGGAGAAATTTCTAAAGCATCCTCATATCCTGATTAAGCAGGATCGCGGCTTTATCGAGGTGCGTGGCTCCAAGGCCGTTAATAACGAAGATGCCACCGGCGATGAAGAGCTGGCATCTAAAAGCGCCAAAGAATTGGTCGATATGATCAAGCAAAGTGAAGACAAGGGATTGCTTGAAAACCTTGCCAAGGATGAGCGTTCGACTGTTTATAAGGCCGCGCAAGTCCGTCTTGATGAGCTGAAAGGCGAATAATGTCTGTTGATAGTACCCTGCTGCTCATAGCGCCAGAACATGCGGCCATAGCTGAGGCTGATCGCCTTGCCGTGGCTGATTTGGCTGCTTTGAGTGTGGGGGATGTCTTCGCGGATAAAAAGGAACTGGCGACGGCCTACCTTACGGCTCATATGCTCACCATTGCTGGGAGGTCTGGTAGTGCAGGAAGCATCCAGTCTGTGAAGGAGGGCGACTTATCCTTGAGTTATTCGAAGGGTGAGGGCTCAGAGGACTCATTATCTGCCACCTCTTACGGGTGCGAATTCAAGCGCCTTCGCCGCTCTTCTGTCATGTCAGCGAGAACAAGGATGGTGTCATGAGGCAGAGCGCACTGAAAGACATTGATCGCGGCTGGTTACGCATCAAGACCTGTTTGGACGATATGAAAGACGCCTATGCAGGTATAGGTGTTCTTCAGGATGCTGAGCCATATCAAGATGGAACCTCCATGGTGGACGTAGCCTTTTGGAACGAGTTTGGTTACGGCGTTCCTGAGCGCTCTTTTATACGCTCTACCGCAGATGAGGGCACCAATCGTTATACGCGGATGATGCGCGGTGAGGCGGGGAAGATTTTTTCGGGTACTTCCACAGTTAAGCTGTCATTGGAAAAAGCCGGCATGAAGGGTCAGTCAGATGTGCGCAGAAAAATTCGCACTCTCAACACGCCGCCTAATGCGCCTTCGACCATTGCGCAAAAAGGATCATCCAATCCTTTAATTGATCAAGGCAGCCTATTGAATTCCATTAATTATGAGGTGCGGACATGAGTGCATTCGCATCCTTGAGAAAGCCCTTGAAGGTAAAGCGTGTTGCCACCGGATCGTACGTGTCTGGTGAGTGGGTTGATGGGACAGTGTCGGAAATCACTATACATGCTTCTGTCCAGCCGATGAATGCAAATGATCTCCAGTCTCTGCCTGAGAATAGAAGGGCAGAGGGGGGATTTAAGCTGTTTTCTGATGAACGCTTCCAGACAGTTTCTGAGGGCGAGCGTAACCCGGACATCGTTGAGATCGAGGGTGAGGATTATGAGATTGCCAGTTGCGATCCATGGAAAAACGGCCTCATAGAGCACCACAAATCACTGGCAGTGAGGGTGCAACCATGAACATAGCCGATATCAAGAGCAAATTGCAGACCTTTATAGACGACACCACAGATAATGGTGTTGCAGTGGTGTTTGCCAATCAGAACGCACCGCGTCCCAAGGGCCCGTATATCACAATACACATTACGGCTATAGGTCAGAAGGAATTCGGCACTATTGGGGAGCCGAACACGGATGGTGATGCGGAGATCGTCAATGATCAGGAAATAAGCGTCAGCCTGCAAGCTTTTGGAGAGAATGCGTATTCGATTATGGGTGGCCTGAGGAGCTCGCTAGACAAGGTGAGCGTTTTGCAATCTCTGCGGGCGGTGGGGTTGCTATTTATCAGGGTTCTGAACGGCGTGAACGATATGTCGCAGACAATCGGCACAAAGTATGAGGAGCGGGCGGGAATGGATTTGGCCTTTAGGGCCGCGAATGTTGTGAGTGATCACCTCGGCACCATCGAGAGCGTCGAGGGTGTGGGAACACATGACACAGGCAAGAACGAAAATTTTCAATCCAACTTTCAGGTAGGAGCATAAAATGACTGAATTAGCGGAAATTATTAATGTCCAGATCAGCCGTGAGACACAAAGTGTTGACCGGGAAAACTTTGGAATACCGATGTTTGTATTTGAGGATAGCGTCGGCGCGTCGAGTATTACAGATCGCGTGAAGTCCTATAGCAGCATCGATGGTGTTTCCGATGATTACGCAGCTACGGATGAAGCCTATAAGATGGCTGCCGCTGCCTTTTCTGCGGACATACGCCCCAATAAGATCAAGATTGGGAAAAAGGCCACTGATGAGACATGGCCAGAGGCACTGTCAGCAATCGTCGATCTGGACGATGAATGGTACGGGCTTGCCTGTGAAACCATTCAGGAATCCGACATCGAAGATATTGCTGAGTGGGTTGAGGCCCGTACAAAAATCTATATCGCCAGAACAAGCGATGCGGATGTGATTACGAATGCCACTGATGATATTGCCTCAACTCTGGAAGCTGCCGAGTATGACCGTACTGCCGTGGTTTATCATTCACTGGCGGCCAGTCAGTATATTGATTGTGCCTGGCTGGGCGATTGTCTTGTTCGAGATCCCGGATCGCAAACATGGATGTTCAAGACACTCAACACAATAACCTATGACTCTCTTACGACAACGCAGAGTGATAGTGCACATGGCAAGAGTGCAAATACGTATCAGAGAATTGCAGGTGTGAACATAACGCAGAAGGGAACGGTTTCCAGCGGTGAATTCATTGATGTTATCCGGGGAATTGATTGGCTTACAGCGCGGATTAAAGAGCGCGTTTATACCCGTCTTGTGAATTCACCTAAAATTCCGTTTACCAATGCCGGTATTGCCATCATTGAGACGGCAGTACGTGAGCAACTTGATATCTCCGTTGATCGGGACCTCATTGCACCTGAGCCAGCCTACACAGTAACTGTCCCGGATGTCCTGAACACAGATGAAATGGACCGGCAAAACCGTCAACTCAAGGGCGTTGAATTCAGGGCTCGTCTTGCCGGTGCTATCCACTACGCGGAAATTCGCGGAACCGTTTACGCTTAAAACAAGGAGAATAGAACATGACCGGAGTAAAAACATACGATCCTAACAACGTGCAGCTTATTTTGGGCGGCGTTGGTATTTCTGGCTACGCTGATGGCACCTTCATCAACCTGACATATGATGAGGACCTTTATAACAAGACCGTAGGCGCAGATGGAGAGGTTAGCCGTTCGAAAACGACGAACCGAAGCGCCACGCTTACGATCACCCTGAAGCAGACCTCATCTTCTAATGATGCGCTTTCAGCCCTGTACCAGCTTGATGAGTCTGAAGATGGCGGTGTTGTGCCGATGATGATTAAGGAAATCGGCACGGGTACCACGCTGGTTTTCACCCAAGCGGCATGGGTGCAAAAGCTGCCGGACCTTAATTTTTCTAAAGATATTGAGGACAGGCAGTGGACCATCGCCACGTCTCAGCTTGAATCATATATCGGCGGCAATCTTTTAAGCGGATCAGGGGGTGAATAATGATCGATAAAAAAACCAAGACAATCACTGGAATGGTCAATGGTGAAAGTTGTGATGTGGAATATGAGGTTACTCAGTTTCCGGCCATGCAGGGTGTACGCATTGCAGTGCGGCTCGCTAAAATGTTCGGCGGCGGAGTAGGGGATGCAGGCGTTCAAACTGGCGACATCATGAATATGGATGTTGGTAAGGTTGTTGGTGCCATTGTTGGAAACCTTGATGCCGAAGAAACCTCCAGGCTCATTGCAGAGCTTCTTTCCAAGACTTCGCGCAAGGGTGTGCACCTTAATACGGAGACCATCGATAAAATCTACTCCGGCAATTACATGGAGCTCCTTAAGGCGCTTCAATTTGTTCTGGAGGTGAACTTCGGGGGTTTTTTTGGGGCGCTGACGCAGGGGGCAGACTTTGGAAATGTACTGCAACAGGAGCTCAGCGCAGAAAGCGTATAAAAATCCCGGGGGAGCTTAATCCAGAGTTATCTCAGGAGTTTCCGGTTTGGAGGCTGGTACTGGAGCAAGTTGCAACACTGGAAGAGCTGGAAACACACTGGTCACTCGACGATGTCGCCCGTGCCAATGCGCTCTTGGATATGAAGGCGGACATCACGGAGGCAAACACAGATGTTAGTACGTGAGCTTTTATTTAAACTGGGCTTTGACTCCGTAACGGCTGAACAAAAAGCCAAGCGGATGGACCGTGTCGTCAACGGCTTAAAGCGTAACCTTTGGCGCATGGCCGCTGCAGCCGGTGCTGCATCGCTGGCCCTGACGGTGGGGGGCTTGCGAGCTGCCGATCAATACCAGAACATGGCGAACAAGCTCAAACTTGTCACCAACGGTACTGAGGAGCTTAAGGCCGCGCAAGAGGGTGTGTATGAAATCGCTCAGAGGTCACGCCAAGCCCTCGGCGCCACCAACGATCTGTATTTTGGTATGTCCATGGCCGCTGAAAGGTATGGCCTTTCGCAAGAGAGAATTTTACGGATTACTGAAACCACCGCGAAGCTGGCAACGGTGGGGGGAAGTGACCCGGCAAGTACGGCTGCGGCTTTATTCCAATTAAGACAGGGTATCATGTCAGGAACCCTGAGAGGGCAGGAGCTTAACTCTGTTCTTGAGCAGGCCACGCCTGTTGCCCAAGCTATCGTGGACGGGATGCGCGCGAATGGCGTTAATATCAGTCTTGATAACCTTCGCGATATGGCGGCAAAGGGTATGGTTACGGGGATACAGGTGCTTAATGCACTGGAGAGCCAGAGCGCTGCTGCAGATGAGAAGTTTTCCAAGCTGGAGAAGACAGGGGGGCAGGCATGGACCCAGTTTAAAAACTCTATATTGAAAAATGTAGGAGAGATATCCAAAGAGGAAGGGACGATGCAGGGGGTGGTCGAGGTCTTTGAGCGCCTTAGGGAGGTTATCGAATCTTCTGCCTTTAAGGATGCCTTTATAACCTTCTCCTCCTTGCTTGCTGGGATATTGAGACTTCTGACAGAGTTGGTAAATGTTATTGTACACTTTGTTTCAGTTATAAAGGAGGCCGTAGATGCTCTTGGCGGCCTTGAGAGGGCTTTCCGTTTGCTCATATCGTCGATGGCGGCGGCTGCAGCCTTTTTGATGGGTCCTAAGCTCATCTCAGCCCTTGGGTTGTGGCTGTGGTATATGGGCGGATTGACGGTGAATGCCTATGCGGCCGCAGGTGGGTTCTGGGCTCTGGCGGCATCAATGATGGCGGCGGCGGCCCCTTTTTTGGGAGTGGCGGCAGGCATTGCGCTTGTGGCACTTGGAATCGAGGATCTGTGGACATGGATACAAGGCGGTGAATCAGTATTAGGACGTGTCCTCGGCTCGTTTGAGGACTTTTGGCTAGGCGTTACGAATATATTTGGATCACTTGGCGAAATGTTTAAAAACTGGGTGGATGACTTTATGTCATTCTTTGAGCCTATTCTGGAGGTTTTTGATCAAGTACAGGACGGTTTTAATTCAATTATGAAGTCGAAATCGAACCCCTTTAACTGGTTCTCTAGCCAAGGGGAAGTTGCCGGGCAGCACGTAGCAAGAAGTATGGCGCCGGTTCGCAACTCTCAAAGCATTGTATTCCAGCCCAAGGTTGATATTAGCGTCCCTCCGGGTACGCAACGTGAGCAGTTGGATTTCATGGAGTCCCGTTTTCGCCTTGTGCTTGATGATTACTATCACACGCAGCTTCGCGCGGCACAAAATAACTATCCTGAGGTGGAATAATGGCCGATCCGCTTTCTATCCTCTTTTCTAGAATTCCGGGGCGAAGGGTGCAGGTGGGCACCATTCTGGTTGATGCCACCGTACGGGAAGTGCATGAGCGTTCCAGTAATATTACGGATCACCCTATTGAAAATGGCGGCTTCATCACAGATCACGTTTACGAAAACCCGCGCATTGTCACGGTAGAGGGCGAGGTCACAGATTCACCCGTTATGTTTTTCAGCATTTTAGGCGGGGTCAGTAATCGCAGCATTGAAGCCTTTGACCAGCTTAACGCACTATACGAGACGCGCGACATCGTGACGCTTGTCACTGGGCTAAAGTCATATAGCGATATGGTGATCGAGTCCCTCAGATTTCCCAAGGACCAAAGAACGGGCGGGAGGCTTCAATTCACGGCTCAATTCAAGCAGGTCAAAAAGGCAGCATCACAAATCATTGGTGTTGCTGAGGAGGTCGCTTCTGAAGAGGTCAAAGACAAAGTCGGGGCCACCAAGGATATCGGGCGCCAAGAAACGACTGAAGCCACAGAAGCGCAGCAAAAGAAGGCTGAAGAAGTTAAGGAGCAAATAGCTCCATCTCTTGCATCCGACCTTCTTGATGGACTTTTGGGGGGTGATTAATGACGACACAAATTATCCCATGGCAGGACTACGCAGATTTCACTCAAACGCTAAGGCTTTCGGGCGAGTTTTATAAGCTTCGCGCCCGCTGGAACGCAAATAAGGAGTTTTGGACGCTCGACTTGTTTGATAGCTCAGGAGACCCGCTGCTCATAGGACAGAAACTGGTTTTTAATACTGACATTCTTGCTCGTTATAATGATCCGAGACTTCCCCCAGGAAATATTTTTGCAATTGATACTGGGAACAGCACTCAAAAGATAAACAAAATTGGCCGTAATGACATCGGCGTAAATGTTTTTGTTGTATATGAGGAGGGCTGATGACTTTTTACAATCGAGTTGCGGCGCTGGATGTGGAGCTAAAAAGCGGCGAGGTTCAACGCACTGAGAACCTTCGTATTGAATTTCAGATCGAAAAAACCAAAGACAGTACAGCAAACAAGGCCGAAATAAGGGTTTCCAACCTCTCGCAGGAAACACGGGCAAAAATCAGGGAAAGGGACGCTCTGGTTAGGCTCTATGCTGGCCACTCTCAGGACTTGGGGCTTGCCCTACTGTTTATAGGGAATTCTCAGCACATTGTGAATAATTGGGAAACTCCAGATGTGATTACGCAAATAGAGGCGCAGGACGGACAGAAGGTTTTGCGCGAAACTCGGACGAGCTTTTCTTTCTCGGGCAGAATATCGGCGAACGTCATTTTAACCAGATTGGCGGGGGCTTTGGGGCTGCCCCTCAGGAGAAATTTTAACGTTCCCGGATACTATGAGGGTTTCACCTTTAATGGCAGGGCTAAGGATGGGCTGGATCAGGTTACGCGCCGTTTTGGCTATACGTGGTCGGTGGTCGACAATGAGATCTTGATTGTGCCAAAGGCAGGCAACACCGGCAGCGTTGCTGTAAGGCTTTCGCCGGAAACCGGGCTGGTGAACACGCCTGAGCGCATGAATGATCAAGAGGGTGAATTTGAAGAGGCGCTGGAAAAGGAACTGGAGTGGAAAATTACATCCATACTGAATTCACGCCTTAACCCCGGAGCCCTTATCGACCTCGATTCAAAGCAGGCAAAAGGGCTGTTTCAGATTGAAAAAGTGAGGCACTACGGGGACACCCGTGGTCAGGATTGGTATTCTGAAATGGAGGTCAAGCCCAGATGAGCGCAGGAGATAGTTTAACGGACTTAATTGGCAGGGCTATTCGCAACCGTTTGGCCGAGGTCTCTACAGCCATGCCCGCCAAGGTTACGGCTTATGATTATAGAACGCAGAAGGCTTCTGTGCAGCCTGTCATCAATAGGAGATATGCTGACGGGCAGATAGAGCCCTTTCCGGTTATTAACAATGTGCCGGTGATTTTTCCTCGCTCTGGCGGTGCAAGTATGACATTTCCCGTGAAGCCCGATGATACGGTTTTGTTGATATTTGCGCAACGTTCTATCGATAGCTGGATCGCAAATGGCGGCACAGTCAATCAGGACGATAATAGGATGCACAGCCTGAACGATGCGATTGCAATTCCGGGGCTTATTCCGTTCTCAGCAAAATCAAAGGCGAAGAACAATAGCGATGTTCTCCTGACCTATGCCGGTAGCGACGTGGAGATCAAGGGGGATGGGACTGTGAACATCAATTCACCCAAGCAAATAAACATGAGCGCCCCAAAAGTCGAGGTTAGCGCTCCTGACGTGGTGTTTAAGTCCGATCTTGTGCGCATGACAGGCGATTTGATTGTTGAGAAAGACATATTCGATCAAGACACATTGTATGGAAGCTTTGGGCACTTCAGAGAAATCTATAACATGCACACACACAATGAAAACGATGATGCGCCGGCACCAACTGACGCTACAAACCACCCATGGGGAGAAACGGGGGCATAGATGGATATTAAGCTTGATAGAGATACACATGATTTGGTGGTCGAGGGTTACGATCTAACGCTTAACACAAATCTGGAGCTTGAGCGGCAGCGTTTAAAGCAATCTCTGCTGTTTTTCTTTGGAGAGTGGTTTTTGAACACGACCGAAGGGGTGCCGTATTATCAGGATGTTCATATCAAGGCCCCTGACCAAGTGACACTGGAGAGTGTTTTTAAAACCAAGATTCTTGAAACGCCGGGCGTTAATAAGCTCGAAAAGTTTCAGCTTGAATATGACAACATAGAAAGAGCGTTGAGCCTCGTTTTTGAGGTCGATACGGATTTTGGTACGCTGTTATTTGAGGAGACGTTTTAATATGGCCGGATTGACAAAAGAAGGGTTTGAGCGAAAGAGCTTTGCAGAGATTAAAACCGAGATAGAGGAAGCTCTAAAATCGGTATTTGGCGATGATATTGACCTGAGGTCTGAATCTGTGTTTGGCCAGCTCGTCGGTGTTTTGAGCTTGCCAATTTCTGATCTATGGTCTGAGCTGGAAAATACCTATTTAGCTTTCGACCCCGATTATGCCGAAGGAACATCATTGGATAGCCTCGCGGCTCTCACGGGGGTTACGAGAATTGATGCGACTCATACAGTTGTTGGTGCGGTTCTGTATGGGAATGCGGGCACAACGGTAGCGGCGAATTCCGAGGCGAGGAGTAGCACTACCGAAGACGTATTTCTTTTGCAGGAAGCGGTTACAATCGAGGCATCAAATCTGGTAAGGGCCAAGATCACGGTAAACACCGTTTCAAATTCCACCGACTATACAATCACCATCAACGGAACCGACTATACAATAACCAGCGGATCGGAAGCCACGCAGGATGATATCTTGCTTGCTATTAATGATGAACTGGATGGTGTCTCTCAGTATGAGGAAGTCAATGTGCTACAGGAGATTGTGCTATCAGAAAACGATCTTGAGGCCCCCTTCACATTATCCGTTTCGGCAAATTTGACTATTTCAGAGCTGGGAAGCCCCGGAACATTTGTGGCCGAAGAAGCAGGGGCCATTATTGTTCCTTCGGGCGCTCTGGATGAGGTGCAGACTTCAGTGGCCGGGTGGGAGGCCGTTCAAAATCCGTTTGATGGTATTATCGGAAAGGATCGAGAGAATGACAGCAACCTAAGGCTAAGGCGCAGACAGTCGGTATCCTACCCAGCCACATCAACCGTTGATGCGCTGCGCTCAAAGATATTGCAGGTTGAGGATGTGAGTGCCGTTGTCGTTTTTGAAAATTACGGCGCTTCGACTGACAGTAACGGGGTTCCTCCTCAGCATATTTGGGCAATTGTTCAGGGGGGAGAGGACAAAGATATAGCAGGAGTAATATATCAATCGAAGCCGGGCGGCATTGGGATGCATGGTGATACTTCGGTGTCTTATGAATCAGACAGCGGCCAAGTCTATAACATCCTCTTTGAGCGCCCAGAGGAAGTTGACTTGCATGTTTCCATGACGATTGTTCCCACTGATGGATATGCCGCAGAGGCTCCCGAGCAAATCAAAAAGTCTGTGGCTCAATGGGTGGCCGATAACCTCAGCATTGGCGATGGGCTTAAGTATTCTCGACTCTTTACACCGATTAACTCTATCAAAGGGTTTGAGGTCACGGAGCTTCTGATTGGCACCAGCTCGCCGCCCTCAGGGGAGACCTCGATCACAATCGATGTCGATCAGGTTATAACCTGTGATACAGCAAATATCTCAATTACTGTGGATGAATAGGTATGGTGAATAGAGTTGAGCAGGCCGAAAATCTTCTGATAGAGCAGTATAAGAGCTCCCCCAATCTCAAAAGTTTTGTCCAGTCGCATTCGATTGAATTACAGGGCGTAGAAGATGAGAACCTGAACCTATTGAATAAGAGGGGCATTGATAGTGCGGAGGGGGTTAATCTTGATGTCATAGGCAAGATCGTAGTGCTGGAGCGGCCTTTTACCGATCCAGACCCTGAGTTTATTTTTACCTTTGATAATCCTTCAGAGGTCGGGTTGGGTTACACCAATGTTCAAAAATCACTGCAGGGCGGCTATTTCATAGGGCTGGACCCTATCGACAATCAGCGGTACCCCGATTCCATATATAGATACACCCTCAAGGCTAAGGTCATCTACAATACAACGAATGCGTCTCTGGCGGATATGCACAAATACGCAAAATTTGTTTTTGATGCCGAGGCCCTTATTTTTGAGCGACCTGGCGTTATAGATATCAATATATCGCGCCCCATTGGCAAGCAGGAGCGCGGCATTCTTGAGGCCACTTTCCCCAGACCTGCGGGTGTTCGTATTGGCTCTTTATCATATTCAACGGAGGATGGTGCTTTTGGTTTTACGGGAGATCCCCGCAACGGAGGCTTTGGGAATTTAAATGATCCGAGTGTTGGCGGGGTGTTTTCTTCCCTGATTATTGACTAAACACCAACTGCTGCATCATACTGAAATTGGTATTAGAAAAACTAAGCCGTCTATGCGCTTTTCGCGCGTGGGCGGCTTTTTTATTGGGATAAAGCGTTTTGGCACAAGAAATCGGCGATAGCGAACTATTGGATACATGGGCTTCTGACGGCACCATAGTGGAGCCCAGTGAGGCCAAAAAAGCCAATGGGTGGGATCAGGGTGAGCAGCCGCCGTTTGAATATGCCAACTGGACCCTCAATACGCTCTTCCAAAAAATTAATCATATTCTCCAGCACGGCATACCTTTTTGGAATTCTAGCACAGAGTACCTGACTGGAGATATATGCTCATACTCGGGTGTCATATACCGTGCAAAAACAGACAACACGAACTCCGAGCCCCCTAATAATAACTGGGTCGCCATTGGTCCATTCAACGTAAAAAATTCTATCGAGACAGACAATGGCTCACACCAGCTCGTGGGCGATGAGGATGAGCCGGGCGCCAATAAAATGTATGCCACAGACGGCTCTGGTGACAAAGGATGGCGCCCGCTACCTACTCAGGCGGACGGCTTTACCACAGGCGATATCAAATGGAGATATGATACGGAGCCCCAAGAAGGATGGGTCCGTCTTAACGCCAGGACGATTGGAAATGCAGGCTCCGCAGCCACGGAGCGTGAAAACGCGGACACCGAGGCCCTGTTTAAGCATTTGTGGGCAAAGGGTGAGGAAGTCAGCGGAGGGAGGGGCGCGACTGCTCAGGCTGACTGGGATGCGCAAAAGCGCATTACTTTACCGGACGCTCGCGCTTGCGTTCCTGTGGCCTTGGATGGCATGGGGAACGCAAATACTGATCGCGTTTCTAATGCGCTGACCTTAGGGGCACGTGGCGGATCAGAAGAGGTTACGTTAGCAAAAGAGCACATCCCACCAATTCCCATAGACATTCCGAGCAGAGTAGGGGGTGGTCAGGCAGGGGGATTGGCCGAGGTGGATAATCCTACTGAGACTTTCAGAATTAACGCTGGTGGCGGAGGTCAACCGCACGACAATATGCCGCCATACACAGTCATGGGAATGGTTTATATAAAGTTATGACAAAAACAGTTGAAGATAATGGCCTTGTTGATGTGTGGGCGGAAGATGGAGCCGTTCAAGCGCCCGATAGTAGCAAAATTAATATCGGGTGGTTAAGTGGGGAGCGACCAGCATTTCAGAGCGTAAACTGGTTTTTTAATCTGGTCCAAAAAAGCCTGAATTATTTGCGCAGACGTGGAGTACCTGATTGGAGCAGTGACATTACCTATGAAGCCGGTGATGTAGTAAATAGCGCCGGGGTGCTTTATGTAGCGCTGGAGCAAAGCACGGATAGCGAGCCACCATCTTCGGACTGGAAGGGTGTTGCAGATTTCAGTGGAAACATCGATTTTTCCGGCAACAACGCATTCACCGGCAATAACAGCTTTTCAGCAAAGCTCGCCCTCAAAAGCGCCGGAGCGCTCGCCATCGATAGTGGCGCGATCACAATCACAGGCGCAAATCATTTAATCGACGCTGAGAGCGGTACTTCAGATACGCTAGAGACAATAGGAGGCGGGGTCGATGGCGAAATGGTTGTCGTGCGAGCTGGCGATGGACATGCAGTAACGCTTACGACATCCGGCAATATTATCACGCAAGATGGCAATGATCTTGATCTATCGGGCGGCCAAAGGGCCCTGCTGCAATATGACGGTGCTCTATCTAAGTTTGTAGTTGTGGCCGGGCCCTCCGCGGGCGGCGAGCTGCCGCTCGGTACTGTCTATATCAACCACGACGATTCCACAAATCCCGCAACCTTGCTCGGATATGGTACCTGGGTGGCTCTACAGGACAGAATGCTGATCGGTGCGGGCGGGTCCTATACAGCCGGCGCGACGGGCGGCTCCGCAACGACAACACAGTCGAGCTCACAATTGGCTTCCCATTATCACTACTTATACGGCGATGGTCCCGGAAGCAGTTGGGGGGCAAGCCTTAGCCAAGTGGGGCAGTCAAGAAACGGCAACCCGACAAGAACGCAAAATCAAGGGAGTGGCAGTCCCATGACAACCATCTCGCCATATCTCGGCGTCTATATGTGGAGGAGGGCCGCTTAATGAGACTTGTAGAAATTATACCAGAGCAGCAAATCGTAATCGTCGACGGCACCACATTAAAGCTGAGTTTTGATCTCGACGAAAATTATAAAACCATCTATTGGGACGAGCAGGTCAAGTCAGGCTTTATCGAATTTCGCGAAGGCGGCGGCGAGGCCATCACCTCTATGGATGCCTTCACCTCAATACTTGATGATTTTCAAGACAAGCTGAGCGCCACCAAAAGCACCGCCTTCGCGCTGCGCATCATACCGGAAGACGGCATGGTGATCGTCGATGATAAGGCCCGTCACCTGGAAAACTTCGGGGATTTTGCTATCGATAAAAATTATCATGCCGTTCATTGGGATGGAGAAGGCGGATTTGTAGAAACCAAATCGGGGCTGAACCTGGCGCTCAAGAATGTCGATGAATTTCAGGATTTAATCGATGCGCATGCCGCACTTCTGGCGCAGGAAGAAGCTGACAAGCTGGAAGCTGTGGCCGAATATAATAAGGAAGAAAACGCTCTCAGACGTGAAATTGTCGCACTGGAAGATCAGATTACCTCCCGGCGCATGCGCGAAGCTGTTTTGTCTGGCGATACTTCCTTCATACAAAATATCGAAGATCAGATTGCCGTCAAAAGGGCCCGCATTCAGGAAATAGAGGGAGAGGAAACATGATCTGGCTTTTCTTCATTCTCTGGCAGGGCCTTCTCGCGCGTCTTTCTGGTAACGGCTTCGGCGCAAGATGGGGGCTTTCATGGCTACCGGAGCTCCTGTTTTCCCTGCCCTTTGGCTTCGCTCTTGGCTGGGCGCTTAATCAGTTTGGACTTGGCTTCGCTCCATGTCTCGTTTTTTTCGCTCTGGGCTGGGGCATATCATATGCCGGCATGCAATCAGCAACGTGGATGTTTTTGCAGTGGGGCGGCCACGATGAGCCGCAAACGCAAAGAAGCGCTACTCTAAAACCACTGGTCGACTGGCTGGCTGGCAAGCTTGGCTACTCTTTGGGCGATGAGGGGTATTCATGGATCGCGGCCGCACTCAAAGGCTTCATTATTGGCCTGCCGGTCGGCGGCGTTCTGAATGCGGCACTCTGGCCCATGGCTTATGACACAGGCGATTTTATCGGATCAAAGCTGGGTATCGATCGCACGGCTGTTTCTGAAGTCCTGAGCGGGGTAGGCGGAGGGATCGCCATTCTTCTGTTTTCTCAAATCATAAACCTTATAGCGGGATAGAAGCAGGGGTATAGGAATGAACGAAAAAACCTACGAAAAAGTACAGGCATTGACGAGTACGAGTATGCCGACAGGTGCGGGTGCATCTATTTTGGGGGCTCTTACTTTCAATGAATGGCTCGCTTTGGGTGGTTTTGTTCTCGCCCTGGGCGGTTTTATCGTGAATTGGTACTACCAGCACGAGCGAACAAAAATCCTCCGGGATGGGCATGAGAGAAATGAATAAAAAGGCGCTCACAGTATGTACGCTCTCCGCCATGGCCATTGCCATTCCTCTTGTGCAGAAATGGGAGGGCCGAGAGCTTGTTGCTTATAAGGATGTCGGCGGCGTCTGGACCTATTGCGACGGCCTGACGAACAAGAAAAACCTTAAGCTGCCTCCCTATGAATACACCGATGAAGAATGCGACAGGCTGTTTGAAGAGGAATTGGAAAAGCATGCGGATTCCGTCGATGAATTGGTAAAGGTCGATATTCCCGCAGAAACACGCGCCGCCTTTTACTCCTTTCACTACAATGTCGGAGCTGCACAGTTTAAGAGCTCAACCCTCCTGAGGCTCGCCAATGAGGGCGACATTGAAGGTGCTTGCAACCAGCTCTCCCGATGGGTTTTTGTGAAAGGCAAATACGTGCAAGGGCTCGCCAATCGGCGCATATCAGAAAAAGGACTTTGCCTTGAAGGCATAAGAGAAAACCCGTGGTGGGGTGTGTGATGCTCAGCGGCTTCCTGTCCTCCAAGCTTTCCGGTTATCTCTCCATATGTGCCGTCATAGCCCTCGTGAGCCTGTTTATATGGCTGCAGGGCATGGAACACTGCGAGGACAAGCAAATCGCATCCAGCATAACCGAGGCGCAAAAGGATATAGAAATAGAAAGGAAACAATCGGATGTACAAAACAGGTCTGTTACTCCTGAGCAGCTTCTTGATCGGCTGCACCGCGGTCAATTCGGTCAACTCTGACACAAAGGCTCTGATCCTGCCGACAGTGAAGGAATACTCGCGGCCTTTTCAAAGAGAGCTCGCCGGCGAAATCAAAGCCTGCCCGGCAAGCAATTCTATTGTGGTTGTCCTGAATGATTACGACAAAATGATGCAGGAAACCCGCATCGCGCGGGGAGAGTAGGGCTATCGGCGCTTCCTTTCCGCATTTTCCAGCCTTCTTTCGAGCATTGCGATAGTCTCATCCCGCGCTTCTATGCCGTCATAAGTATGGCGCGGGTCTATCTCTAGGCGCTTAACGAGCTTATCATATTCATCTTTGCGGATGTACTCCTGCGCATCTCCGGGATTGTTTTCTGAAAACACCAACCCATCATGCTCATCATCTGCGCATTCCCAAACAAATATAGATTTAGGCATGTACATCATCTTCCCTCCGTTTCTGGTATTCCTCTAGGGCTTCCCTGATAACAGGTATTATTGCTTCGTTTAGCTCTTTGTCACCATCGCAAATTCCAATGTAGGCTTTATGCTTTATCTCGCTTCGCTTCAAAGCCTCCGCCATTTTATCCATTACCTCTAGGGCTCGGGTGTGGATGTCTGTGCGGGTGTATTGTTGAATCATTGGTGTTCCGTCTTGCCAAACATACCTTTCAGGGTGGTTAAATATTTCAGGGTCAGTAACAAACAAAATCTCATCCCCATCAGGTTCTAACCACACTGTCTCTGGCATGTCTTTACTCATCTATTCCTCCCAAAATCTCCTTTGCTCGCAAAACCCAGTGTGGGTTGCACATATCGTTTCCAGTGTCTTCGTGCCTTACAGCCAACCACAGGACTTCTTCTAATTCAGATAATCTAGCTGCGATATTCTTAGAGCCTTTCAGGGCCGTAACTAACGCTTCGGATGTATCGGCGAGATGTGCTTTTAGCTCTTCTGTTTCTTTCGATAGTTTCTTTAGTTCTACTATTGCTCCTTCTGAAATGCTTGTGATTGGTCTGGTGTATTCATACCTACAAACCCCTTGATCGTGACATGGCATTTCTTCTGGTTTTATTGTTTTTTGCTCACTCATCTTCCCGTCCTTTGCTTAGTATTTCGCCCATTTGATTGAGACAGGATTTGCAAATGTGCTTTCCCTCATGCTGTCTAGTTTCTGGAGATAGCGCCTCGACTGCAAACTTTTTGGTGCCGCTAAAAATAACAGGGAATATTTTGCTGCGAGCCTCATCCCATTTAAAGTTATCGCCACATATATCGCATTCCCATCTGACATTAAGAGTCAT